TATCTCAAACGCTTTCCCTAAAGGAACGTCTTTCTTTGCTATTTCTTCTATACTTAACTTACAGTTAGGTGATGGTATTAATACACTTACCCCACCTTCATCATTTTCAAATATTACTCTTTGCATTTTTTCCTCCTTTTTAACTTCCAAATACTGCTACGTGTGCTTCAAGGCAATCAGCAGGAATGGTATTGTAACTACCTGCAAACAATGCAAATGCTGATGTAGTCTGTGCTACGTTCCATCTAAGCATTATATTATTTAAGTATGAACTAGTGGGTTTTGAAGTACCTACAACACAATAATCTGCATCGTTCATGTTACTTGTAAAATTTACTGTATATAATCCATTACCATCGTCTGTAATACTTGATACGTTAAACTCATCATCAATAGCAGGGGTTCCTGCCGTTATTGTAAAACTGGCCCAGGCTCTGCATTGCGAAGACCCCAAGTTAGAAACAGATATATCACTACCGCTATCGGCTGCATTATTTAAAGTGTTTACATTTAATTGACTCATTATTTCTCCTTTAATATCCAGTTATTTCTTTTGCCGTAAGTGTTGATATAGGTACACCATTATAAATAGCAATACTATCAGTATAATTTTGGGTTCTATTTAAATATATGTTTGTAGCTTGACTTATATATTGGACTTTATATGTTACTGATGAACTTGTTGCTGGAGCATCTAAAAATTCAAACGAGTTACTTACTGATACATTCGCATCACCAGTTGTGTTTGCTCTAGTAGAAAAGCCAATCCTGCTACCAGTTGGAATCCCTACCCCAACAGTTGTACTCCCTCTTACAAGTCTAAATGCTACTGAAGCAGAAGTTGATGTGTGCATCCATAAAACCCATGTTATTAATACTTTATTTGTTGAATCTTGAGGAGTTAACGCTACGCTAAATCCCGGAACATCAGTCCACGTGTTAATAGTGCATGTAAAAGTTGATGGGTCATCTAATACTGTTTGTTCTATACCTACCATAATTTTTGAACTTCCTGCAATTTTAACCATTATTCATTCCTCCTATACTATTACCCATGTAGCGCCAACAGCTACTGTTATTGTATCACCTGTTGCTATCGTGAATGGCCCTGCTGTCATTGCGTTTCGCGTAGCAGCTACAGTATATGTATAACTGCTTCCGGGTGTGGTCTGCGCGTTTTCATAGAATATATCATCTATTGAACCACTACCTATAGCGTCTATGTATGTTTTTACTGCTTTTTCAGTTGGTAAAGCAGCATCTGAATCCCCCGCTAATGTACCGTCGGTCGATATCTCAGTAGCAGAATTTCCTCCGAGGTTTAAAAAACCCGACAATGTCAAGTTTGTCCACGATGCTGTACCGTCAAGTAAAGCCTCGAAGTTCTCCATTATCTTATTCTTACCTATAAAAGTATCGTTTCTTAATTCATGCCATGTCATTTTCTACTAATGCTCCTTTCGTTAACGTATTCTCAGTATTGAACCAAGCGCTGGGTGAGAAACAGAAGCGCTGGCAATTTCTATTCCTACAGCGCTTGACGCTACTATGGTCCAAGAGCCCCCACTAACTGTTGTATACGTCTCAACATCACCCGCTGTTCTTAAATACGCAAACCCAAAAACATGCCATGTTGCACCGGCGCTAGACACGACATTTACTTGATAAATTTCACCAATAGTCATATCTGCAATAGGTAGGACTACTAGATTAGCCGCTGGTGTTGGAGTTCCGCTAATAAGCGTATGATACACAGGTCCTGTGAAGGGCTGCGTACCCTCTACCATAGCCTCGAAGTTCGCCATTATTTTATTTTTTCTTATAAAAGTATCATCTCTTAAATCGTACCATGCCATTTTACTATACCTCCTCTATACTTCTCTTAACGTATACTGCGTGCTCTGGTCTCTCCAGGAATGCCTATATGCTATTACCCAGAAATCTTTAGAATCCCAGTCTATATTACCTATACTGCTGCCTACGTCGTCACTGTCGTAGTCTGTTCCTTCATATACTGCTGGATTATCCGAATCAGGACGCCAATTGATAGTTACCTTATCAAATAATTCTAAATCTCCTTCTAGAAATTCTGTTTTTATAGATATGCGCTCCTTAGGTTGGGCTTTTTCTTCGAGAAATGCGTCCGCTATATCGTAGATATAGTCTATATCATCTTGGAGGTATGGTGTCGTATTAAGCGAGTATGTCTTTTTACCATACTCATAAGCCGACGAAGTATCCTCGCGTACCAAGTAGTTATAAACTAGAGTATTGGTTGATAGTTCGAAGTTGACGTGCTGTACAGTCTCCTGCATCACTTGCGCGGGTATAGGTATAGCGAAATCTTGGGTGCCGAAATATCCTTTATATTTTTCTAACGATGTTAACGAGAACAAAGTCAAGGTAGCAGCTGTGGTGTGTCTTAGGCTGAAGAAGCCCAGCGCGTATCCTGACAGCTCTTCTGTGTTTAATTGTGCGCTCACATCTATGTAGCTAGTGGTGCCTGTAGCGTCTATCGTATATGTTAAGAACGGCTGTGTATCAAATAATGTAGCTAACTCCGTATCGTTCCGGAATCCATGTATAGTATTGTCTAACATCGTATTATCATTATAAAACCCAACATAACTGTACATAGTGGTGTCGCTTGGATATGTGAAGGCGAAACTCGATTTATATAAACTGTAGGCGGTCAGGGTAATATTACTATAAGTAACTCTGTTTCTGACTTTGGATATGCCATCGTCGTAGCTTGTTATAGCTAGGATATTATTGTTGCTGCCGTAATTATAAAAATTATGCGTTCCGTAGGGCTCATATTCTATATTATTGCTGAGCCGGTACGCTATATCTTTATAATCCGCGATAGCTCCGATGGTTGGACTTGATATTTTTAATGTATCAAATTCTATATCTATATTATTGAAAGTAGAAAATAATTTAAGGCCTGCTGTAGCTAAAGCATTATTGAGGACGGAACCAGGATATTCATCCGAAACATAAGTCCAATCTGAAACATATTTTCCATTTAATATGAATCTTCTTTTATTCTCTGCTGAATCAAATTCACTCGCAAAATAATAGGTTAATCCTGTTCTCAAATATAAAGGGAACTCTGTATCGTACACACTGCTGGTTAATATATCACTGGTGGCGCCAAAGCCGAAGGGGGGATCAGCTCCAATAATGCCGTTTAAATCGTAATAGCCAAAACCGTCTCTTGTTAAATTTATAAAATGATTATCGCCTGCCGTGGTTTTATTATACATACTAAATAGAGCTGTATCTGCCCCAAAATTTTGCCTAAGAATAGTTGAAGACGTTATTTCTACAGTCGCCTGGCTATTATAAACAGAAGCAGGTAATGATAAAACTAGTCCGATAGAACCCAGCTCTTTGTAGTAATAGGCCGGAAACGCCGATATGTTGTTTATTTTAAATACCATCTCAAAATTCTTCTGCGATGTCGTTAAAGCTATATCAAAAATGTTATCTTTATCCGAATAGAACTTTCTACTATTGTCTGAAGACAGCCCGCTACAGAGGGTGTTTGGTACAGTAGTTGTTCCTGAATATGCTATGCTAATATCAGTAGCTCCCATCGCGTCGATTATGTTCGAAGTGGTAGTGTTCTCATCGAAATTGTAATAATTTATAGCTCCTGCGGTTGGTATTAATATAGATGAAGAAGTATCTGTTACATAAGGACTGTCAAAATAAGTCATAAATATACTGCCATTTCTACTCATACCGAATAAGCTGTCAGTATCGTTAGCTACTTGCTCCATGATGTCGTACAGGTTACTAGTTTGTGCGTTGGTGTCTACTAGGTAGGGGTTATATCTTGGGGCGTTATATTTACAGTCTAGCCCGGACGCTTTAATCAGTGTATTTGAAATACTGAGGTAATCAGTCACAGCTACAACAGAGTTGGGTAAGTATTCACTGACAAGAACTTCTTTTAAATCTTCTATGAAACTCCTAACTCCTACAACAGCGCCATTGCTGTTCACGTTGTAGCGCATATTATCCCCTATGATTTTGCCTGTGAAGTTAGGGTCTTCTCTATAGTACGTATTTCCGTCTAACTTAAACCCGAAAGATATTTTTATTTTAGATTCATCTATATAATATTCCGTAGCTGCATCGTACCAAAGCGATTGCGCGCTGTCTCTTCTATTAAATTTTCTACTACTATTATCAAAAGTAAGACTTATATAATCTGACCTGACCACTCCGCTTAGATACTCTGTGTCATCTACTCCGGCTGATAAATCACCTATGCCGTCTAAGGTAAGATACTCAGTTATGTCTTGCCAATCCGCATCGTATGTATTAACTCCTGCAACTACGTAACGTCTCTTCAGCTCAACCATAGCGGTGGGTATAATTCCTTCTACTTTCATTAATGAAAGAAAAGTTGCTTTATCTAATGTCCCGCTCGCTCCGAAATCGGGGTATTGATTATCTATATCTGGAAGCCCATTCTGTGCTAAATGTGCCATTTTTCCCCTCCTCTATTTATTGCATCTCTTCGATTGTATACTGTACCTTTATAATATTAGTTAAATTTCTACTCGAGAACTCATACACGGTTTCAGGCGTAGTAATTTTACACTTAAACACATGTTGCGGTAACCAAGTATACATATTGACGTCAGACCCATTAGCATTGGGCCAGAACAAAAAAGACGTCTTTCTGCGCGCAAGTTCACTTACGAACTTTAAATCAGTACTCACCGCAGGGTCGACGTCTCCAATTAAATGGTCCCAAGCTATCTTTGCTGTGAAGTAATTACCTGAAGTTGAATAAACTGACCTACCTCCGTACAGTCTTTTAAAATTACTAAGGTCTACCATAGCTGGTACATATTTGCTTGGATTATAATTAAGGGTGAATTTCTCCTTTGTCATTATCATCTCACCGATATATGCTACATCATTATCTTGGGTGCCATCGAAAGTGACACCCATACCGTAGCAATCTACTGTACTAGATAAAGCACTATACGTAGTGCTCAGCGTATTATTAGTGTACGTAGTACTTGTATACCACGTAGTCCCTGTGTTTAAAACTATGCTGAAGTTGCTCAGGTTATGCTCACATATAAAGAAATTAGAGCAAGTATAGTAATCAGTAGTAGTAAGATACATAGCTCCGACAGCCGCCGAAAAATCCATAGTAGGAACCGCTCTGTTATCAATAACATTGCCAACGGTTGCAGACAATACCGAAGTACCTGTATAACTAGAGTAATACTCCAAGTAATTAATATCAAAAAACATCATATTATTTAGTGTCATAGTCTTCCCTGCTTTCTTAGCTTCTCTTTATTATTTTCGAACTTCTGCGTCATTAAGTCGAATTGGTCGCCTTCAATTACCATCGTGTTATGGATGACAGTCTCTCCACCAATCCCGCTGCCGAGCGCCTCTCTCAGTAGGTCCTTTGAGCTTTCGTTCTCAAGAGGGATAACCGCCTCTTTCTTGTTCTTTTCACCCATTCTATAGATACCTTCACCTGCGACGATTCCGCCTGTCTCTAATCCCTGAATAGTCGATATCCCGGTAGTAAACGCAGCGGCTGAAACACCCGCCTGTACTCCAAGCACTGCTGCTCCAAGATAATTCTTTGAGCCTATTGCCTTTGCTATTTGGCCTGCGAACCATGCAGCCGACTTAGCAGCTTCTGCCAATAGATAGTCGGTAGCCATCTTCTTGTACAGGTTCTTCATTATCTCAGCGTCCTCTTCCTTAGCCTTTCTTGTTTTAGCATCGTTATCTTCTATCATCCTTTGCTTTTTTATTTCCAAAGCTTCTATACTTTCCTGATATCTTTTGTTAGCTGATATTCTTTGGGTTAGGGTGCCAACTTCTGCTTGGGCGTAATCTCGGTCAATATCTTCACGCGCCCGGGCGAGGTCTGTCTCCATATCCTCACGCATTTCCTTAGCTTCTTTATCTATATCTATTTTACCTTGCACTACGTCCATGTATGCTTCGAGACTATCTACTGCTATGTCGCCTATTATATCATAGAACTCTTTTTCTCTTTTTATTTCTAACTTACGCTTCTGATTAAGTATATCCGCCCTATCATCATCATAGAGCTCAAGGTTCCCCATATACTTATCGTATATTGCAATTTTTTTATCTGCGTTATCGCCTACCTCCGTTAGCTCGGCGCGCATATCATCTTTGATTTCTTTTATGCGAGCGTCTCTATATCCTTTTTCTTTACCGAGATACTTAACTTTTAAATCACTGACTTGTTTCTCGGTCAGCCCATCTACTATTTTTAAATCTAATAATTCTTTCCGAGACATCTTTTCAGCACCTAGCAGCTCTACTATCAATGCTTGCTCTGCTAATACCCTGGCGGAGCCCTCACCCGCTAATGCCGCCATCTTCTCCTGCATAATATCAATAGGAGTTACTTTACCTCTTCCGGATTTAGCAGAAGCTAGCTTCAGCATTTTTTCCATCGCATCTTGTTGCTTCTTAGCCTCATCCTCAGCGACTTGGGCTAGGATTGCTGCTTCACCGCCTCTTTTCTTTATCTCAGCTTCCCATATTCTAAGAGCTGTCCCTGGTTTTACACCTGTTCCGCTTACCGAAGCTGTTATGTCTAATTGCTTCAGCATTAATAAATCAGTTCCTCCAGTTTGCGACATAGCACGTGCGTAAGCATCATCGGCACTTTCTCCAGAACCTCTACTCAAAGCTCTCGACTTGAGAGCTGGTAAAATATCTTCTTTGGTTCGTTTAAATTCAGTCATGGCTGCTCGAGCAGTACCTATTAGTTTATTTAACATAGACATAGCTGGACTCAGAATCCAAAGTAAATTATCTCCTAAAGTAGCACCTATAATTAAAACGTTATCTTTTAACTCGGACCATTGCCCAAGGAAGGTTTTGTTTTGACGGTCCATCATATTATAGAAACGGCCGCCTTCTTCAGACATGCCTTTAAATGCTTCCATTACAGACCCGAAGCCTATTTCACCGCGTTCAACCATCTTCTTAATCTCAGCTTCGGTTTTATTAAGAGCTGACGCAAGAGCTTTCGTCATAGGTACCCCTGCTATATTAAAATCCCTTAATTCCCTTCCGGTTAAATATGTTTGTGTTTTTACCTGGCCTAAGTTAAGAATTAATCGCTCAACTGGGACTGATAGACCTGAGGCGACATCACCTACTGCTTTCAAAGTAGGTATTAGTTGGTCTGCTTCAAATCCAACAGCAAGTAGCTGTTTTGCAGATGCCATAATCCCTGGGATTTGGAAAGGTGTTTTAGCTGCAAAGTCAACTAGGTCCTTAACTGCGTCTCTGGCTCTTTCGGCGCTGCCAAGCATGACCTCGAAAGATAAACTCCATTGTTCAAACTTAGCCGCGATGCCTACTGTACCTGCTATTGCTTTTTTAAGTAACTCTATGGCTAGGCGCATGGCTCCTATCGCGTCTACTACTGGTATGATGCCTGCTTTACCGAGTTTCTTAAACGCACCCGAAAGCTTATTGACACTCTTAGTACCTTCATCTAATTTCTTGGTCGTCTTATTTAAGTTATTAACTGTCTTATCAAATGTGTTAGTAACATCGACTACCTTACCTAATGTCGCGGTATATTTATCTTCGGCTGATATTTCTATTCCGTATTGTATATCAGACACTGTTTAATTCCTTATATATTTGTTTGAATGTTTCTATATCATTCTGCAGCAATACTATTTGTAAGATTCTGAGTATCTGTTTGTAAGTAATTGTCTTTTTAAGATACTCCATAAGTACTACTATGTCCTCACCTGGTCTTAGGAAAAGGTAAGTAAGGGCGGGGTAGAAGCTCTCCTGTTTTATCATCTCATCCAGCGTAACGGCATCTTTATTTAAAAGTATAAGCTGCATCATCTTACTTATTTGCCAATGTCGCAAAGGCCTTAGCGTATATACGCGCTCTCCAGCTATCGCTATTAGCGGCTTTGTATATTTCTCTGCAGTAGTCAGTTCTTCGGCTTTAAAGTTTTCTTTTACAATTTTATCTGTTCTTTTTATAAGATACTTAAGTCTGAGTATAAACCAGATAACAAATATTCCTACTCCTATGAAAATGCTCCCTAAAATATTTAATATCATCTTAAATTACCTGCTCCCTTTGTTATTTTGTCATTTGCTTCTTGTTCCCGAGTATATCTATTTTCTATTAACTGGAGGTACAAATTAACCTGCAGTACTGTCATTTCTCTTATCTCGGCCAGTGTCCAGCTGTATTCTTTTCCAAATATATCAAGCCATGTATAAAACATATGCTCTTCTATTTTTTGGACTGAGCTATTTTTTTTTTACCCCCTAATAATCCGAATGCTTTTAACGCTCTATCGATGTCGTTTTGAATCTGTATTACTTCTAATACTCTCGTTATTTGGTCTAAGGTGGCGTGTTTCCTAAGGTACTCGTATTCCTTATGAGTGCCTTCATACTGCTTTACCTCTGTTTCCTCGGCGGAGTGATTACTAAAGTATAGAATCAGCGCAATAGCTTTGAAATACTCATCCTCTAGAACCTCCATTGAGTCTCCGATGGCAGAAGACATGTCGTCGAACTGCATTCCATTTTCGGATAGCTTCTGGAGCATCTTTGAAAATAAAATACATAATCTTGTGTACTGTCTATATTTGAGCGGTTTTAATAAATAGAATCTATCCCCTACGAACACTTCGCGGGGAGTTTCATCAATAATAGACAGTTTATCATCTTCTTTGAAACCTTGTAGGTAGTCTCTTATTTGTAAATCTCTTTTTTTAATCTTACGTTTCCGCAACTTAAAAAAGGCTCTACGTACCGCGCTTCCTCCGAAAAAAACTGAAAAGCAAAACAGTACAACTAATAAACTACCTATAAGTATCAACATAATTAATAAGTACCAATAGTATTCGCGTCGGTAACTACTGTAATCAACATTGTAGTGGTACTGGCATCGCTAAAAATACTTCTAATAGGGTAGGATGCTTTGATTAACTCTGAAGGCCCTCCAACATTAGCGGTAGTTCCATTAAAATAACAGTTAAACGATTCAAATTGAATTGAATGTGTGTGTGTACTTGCAATCGTGTCACCACTATCAAATAAGGCGTATACATAACTTGTTGTTCCATTTAAGAATCTATTATATAGAGTTGTGTCATCAAACTGAGCACTAACATCGTATGTAACATCTTGCATTCCGGGAGTAAGTCCCTGTAAAGATGCACTTCCAATTCCTCTTGATTCTACAAAGTTATTACTAAGCGAACATGACCAAGAATCAACTACGGGTGCTGTTGCTGATGCGCTAGCATCTCCTATTTTGACTGAGCCGCCGACGAATGTATAAGGATTCAACGTTCTGTAGCTGGCTGTTCCGATAGTAGCCGCTGCTGCTTCATCTTTGGCAAGAATATCTACATCACACTTAAGAATATCATTAACACCACAGCTGAATTTAATTGAATTAAAAGCGCTTCCAGTATAGTTGAATGATGTACTTGTATCACTTGTATCTCTACACGCTCTGAATGTCATAGAAGTAAAGCTATTAATCCCTGCGATAAACTTATACTGATATACTCCTGCTGTCAAAGTGGTCATAGAATACGAATCTCCTATTGCGTTCTTCAAAAAACGAAGTACTGTTCCTGGAACAAGTGGAAAAGTTAATGAACCTCCTGCGCTGCTGTCAAGAGTAACTCTTTTTTTGTAGTGCTGCGTCCCATTTATTGCATCAACTAATTTCTCAGTAATGTCTTTTTTAAAACCCTCTGTATTATACTCAACAAAACCTGTAGGTGTAACTGCTGTTCCAAATGTTGTTTCCTCAGCATAACCTATATGACTCTTATACCCTATCTTCGCCATTGTCATCTACCTCCTTTTTTTCTACTTTCTTTGCTGCTTTCTTTTCTTTTACCACCTTAAAATGGCCCTGCCCTACTAAATCGTGGGCTTCCTTATCAGTAACTTCCATGACTTGCTCCTCCTCAGGGAGAGGCACCATAGTACTGTAATTTAATAATGGAAAAGTAACACCCATTGGGCGATTCTTTAATGTTGGTATTTCCAACCCGTACTTCTTTATAAACTGTACTTTAACCATTTGTCATTACCTCCTTTCTTATTCTTGCTTGCTTCTGTATCTTTAGGATTCCAGACCCTGTTATATTAACAGTATCTATTCCTTTTTTATGCATCTGAGCCACAAACCCTAGTAACCATTTAGCGCTGAACTGCATGTTGTGGCTACATTGCACTATATTACCCGCTAAATCAATCATAGTGTAGTGGTTGTATAAACTCTTCTTTTTAATTTTTAAATTAAAATCTATAGGCTCTTCGCTCTGCTCCCCATAATAATCCCCCAATAGTGGAAAACTATAATTATAAGCAGCTAAATAAATTGCTCTATATCCTAAGATTAAGGCAGTCAACGCGTAAGCAGCATTTCCTACGTTGCTTCCAGCCGGAATTAAGTAAGTAGCTTTGTCTTTAAAATATTTACCAAAAATACGATGCGTCCTAATACTGTCTTTGTTTAAGTAAAAATATACTTTACCTTTACTCTTATTCCAATGCTCTGCCCATTTATAATTAGCAGTCGAAGCACTGAGTAAGGTAATGCGAGCACAAACTTCAGGAGCTATATCCCCATATTCTTCAAAACTGACTTGTGCATCACTTATCACACAGTACTTGGGAATTATTCCCATTACAAGACATGTCTTTAATGCTTTATCTATACAGATAACATCACACTCATAATGAAGTTTGCTACTCTTTATATCTCTGATATTCTCTTTCAACGATGTTCCGAAACTGAATATGATAGCTTTCTTGTTTTGACCTATTCCTGCTATATCATCTGCTTTCTCTGCAAAGGCAGCATTCTTTGAAGCATTTACATGCCATAGGTCGTGCCACCTCTCATAGGCGTGGTTCGATTGGGATTCTATTTCTGACTTACTTAGTAATTGCATTTTCCGAGCTCCTCTTCTTTTTAAATGCTTTTCAACAAACCTTTAACTTCCAAATTAATATTAGCTGCCATCTGAAATACGGATGATTCTCCTTTAAACTTGGCAACAAAATTTGTACTCTTAGGTAGTATATGTTCTACCTTGAAGCCGCCGCTTCTATACTTCCACAGCACTCTATTATACCTTAATATAGCTTCTATATTACTTACTAACTTCCATAAATTAACTTCAGCATCTGATAAACTGTGGTACAGCGCTTCTATTTTCATATCTAAGAATACTGTTCTATTATAATTAGTCCCTGTATTTGCACCAGGATACTCTCGCCTGTCAATTAGGCGCACATTTACTACGGGGTAATCTGGAAGCATTTCGGGATGTATATCGAGGTCAACTCGCCTGACGTGCTGAACTCTCTTACCCATTCCATCTGATAAATCATAAGGAGCAGTTACGCTGTTGGCAGTTGTTAACTCCGTAACAAAAGTATCTACAATGGCGTTATAATCACATATATACATTATGCAACCTCCGCATCATCTAAATAACATTTCACAGTTAAACTTGTTCGGGCAGCTTTAGTAAAAGCATCTTCATTGGCTACAAGCGCTTTAAATAAGAAATTCCCAAAAGAAGCTCCCATAAATTCTATGCTGAAACTTCCACCTGTTGTAAAAGTCGCTACTACTTTCATATCTTCTTCGTAGTTGCTTAACGTAGGATATTCTCTGAGTATTGCATCTATATTCCGCACAGCGGTCCACACTTCTTCTTCGCTGTTTGTAAATTTTTCTGAAACACAAATAATTCTAAATATGAACTCAATTTCTCTTCCCCTTCTATTGCCATTATAATCTACAATTGCTTCTCTCTTCGATTCTAATGAAACAGCGATAAGTGGATATTTTGGTTTAAACTCTGGTCTAATAAAGAGGTCATCCCTATTTATATACTGTATTCTTCTAGTTAACCCAAGCGATAAATCATAGCTCGACGTAGCTGTATTGTGGCTACTCAATATATCAACTATTCTATTAGTTATGTTGTTATAGTCTATTTGCTGGGTCATTTCTTCTTAGCTCCTTCGAAAAAATAATTTAATGTGTTTATGAGTTTGCCTCTTCCTTCTTCGCTGATATATAGCCATTCTCTTTTTGGATATCCAGAAGTTGACTTAGCAAAGATAGGCCCTGTTCTTCCAATATGGAATACTAGGTGGCTTCCGTTCTTTGGTAGAATCTGTCCTTTTCCGTATTGGTGATATATCCCGTAATCTGCAGGAGTACCTACTAATACTTTATAATCAGATTCAACACTGTAAGATATAGCGCGCAGCTTACCTGTATCTACCAAGGTCTGTCCGTTTTCCATAGTCGCGCGTATCGATGGTTTCCATTTTATTTTTTTACTGTCTTCTTGCCTATCAAAGTTACGTTTAATGCTTGCCTCCGCAGATACACCAACAGCACTCATAAGCTTTTGTTTATCGGTCATAGCTCTTAATGTGCTTTTAAGCTTATCCAACACTCCTGCATCTTTATATCTGATACGAATTAGACTCACGACGCTGATTGTCTACCTGTATCTATAATATCAAGCAACCCACTAGACACCTTAGTGTTGTAGTCACTGTCCATATTAAAGATTGGAGGTATTCCTTCGAGATTTGATTCCATATTTATATTAAGGTCCATAGAAGCCACTGTCCCAGCGGAATATACTATTCTAATAGTGTCGTCTGCTAACATTTTTAACTTATTGTAAGCCGCCTCCCCCATACCTACTACCCAATTATTGACGTTTTGATTCTGCTGACTGTATAAATAATTAAGCAGCTCATACGCTGTTAAATCTTTTGTTATTTTAGCCAGAATGACTGGTACATTTGTTAATGAGGTAGGTACTATAGGCATGCTGTACCTTTTACTAATAAAACTATCGACTATCGACTCTGAGTCTTCAAGAAAGGTAGATACAATCTCCGTATCTACTACAGTGCTGCTCAGGCCATATATTCTAACGTCGTATATATCTGACGGCTCGATGTATCTACCCATTTAATCACGCCCCCGCTACTTTAGTCGTTTTCTTAGACCTTGAACGCTTTGCCGCAGGTACAGGTATTTTAACAATTTCTACTTCTGTTTTAACTTCAACAACTTCTGTTTCAACAACTGCTTCAACAATTTCTACTTCTGTTTTAACTGTTTTGAAAGCAGCGCCCTGTCTTTCAGCCGCATCTGCTGTTTCTTTTGCAGCTTCTGCTTTTTTAGCTTCTAGTTGAGCTACTCTATAGTTTTTAGCAACTCCTGCGCCTTTTGTTTTAGCGCCTTTTATCTCTACCGCGACACCCTTTTTAAGAAACTCAGGTACGCGTTTTTTTATCTCTTCAGGTAATTTAGTACTGTCATAAGTATTCCCTTTTAATAACCAAGCGTACTTATAACTTATTGCTACATCTCTTTTCATTTTTATTAACATTAAATTGCCTCCTCTATAATTGAGATTCGAGAGGCTAATATAGTACTAGCCTCTCGAAGTAATAACTGGTCTTTAAGCTACTGCGCCGAATATTGTATATCCGCAATTTGTTGAAACAATCTTATCATCATAATAAAGACCTGCTTCTACCCATACGCCATCTTCTTCCTTAACTTCCCATCTCTTAACCCTAACATTGCCTGTTTGCTTAACAAACTGATAACCAAAAGACATAGCTTTTTTAGCTGGTCTTGGATTAACGTAAGCTAAGTTAACATTTTTACCCCAAATAAAAGCAGTTGCTTCAGAGCTAATGCCCTCTGGAGTTGACATGTAGACTGCGCTTCCAACTAGAAGTTCGTCTAGGTCCATACAAGATGCCACCAAATCAGGACTTAACACACCTTTTTGTGTGTATTTTATTCTGTCAAGAATATCTGCATGGTTCTTTAGAACCGTCCATACTTCAAAACCGATAGTCGCTTTGTTTGGTCTCTTACCTACTGCCTGAATTACTGCTGCTGCGGCCGTTTCCATATTTACTAATGGAGTAGTCGTAGTAGTGTATCCCCACTTAGACGCTGTTGCTAATGAAGTGTACTGTGCAACCGATGCCGTAGCAAATACGGTAGCTGCAACCTGAGCTTCTTTGTTAACTAATAACTGTTCAGTAATATCTACAACCGCGTCTTGTTCTGGTTGTAATGGTGCATCTGCTTCATCAATTACTCTAAAAGGTACGATGTCGTACAATGCGTGTTCATCAATACTGTAAGTATCTGTGCTTAATTCTGGTGAATTGGTTCTATTTGGTTTAGTACCTGGAGCACGTTTGTCGTCTCCTGTTCTCCAGTTTCCTCTGTCAAAAGTAAAATACTTATCCGACTCTTTACTAACACGCAAAGGTGGAAGTACTTTATCTGCAATAAAAGTTGATTGGTCCTGCAAGTATCTTAGTGCGAAATCGCTTAACGGTGCGCTGACGTGAACATCTGATTTACTATATGCCATTTTCTATTTCCTCCTTATTTATGCTAGTATAGCGCCGCTATACATTGTTGGAAAGTACTCGACCTTAGTACCTGAGGCTGAGCCTCCTCTAATTGCTATTCCTAAAACGGTGTTGACAGTTAGTGTTCCTGCCGCGTCAATCAAATACCCTGTAGATGACTGAGCTACTAATCTTGCGCCAGCAGTTACTGCTGCGCCTGCTAAACCTACTTTTGTAGGCCAGAACAAATCAATACCTACTACCTCTCCTGCTCCTGTACATTTTTCTACGACTGTTCCAATTGGCATTGTTGTAGTAGTAGCTGCATCAATTACTGATACAGTATTACTTGCCGATACATATACCGACGTGTTTAGCACCGACATTGTAGCTGCTCCGAGGAACGTCGCGAAATTATTTCCGCCTCTATTGCCTATCATAATGTTTTCTCCCTTCTCTTTTTACTATTTCGTAAGTGCCATTAGCACATTATTTTGAATACAAGTCTGGTCTTGCTTTACTTACTGCAATTTGTGCTTCACCATAAGTTACTTCGTTCTCATCCATATACTTTTTTTCGAGTTCTGCTCTTAAAACATCTGGATTTGAAGCAGTAGCTTCTTGTGAAGTAAATTCTTTTAACATTCCCATATCAGGATTAGATTTCAACAATGCTCTAACTGTTTCAGATAAAGTCATTTGTTCTTTTAATCCGTAAAGGTCTGACTGTGTAAACTCTAACGTAGCTTCTGTTTCAGGTAAGTTGAATAAAATTTCTTCAGCCATTTTTTGCTGAAAAGGAAGAATTCTATTTTCTTTTACTAGGGTATCTACAAACAATGATACTTCATCTTTTCTTGCTTTACTAAGTGTAGCGTCATATGTTACTTTCGTAGCTGCTACTTCTTTTTGCTGTGCCTGAAAATCAAGAACTGCTTTCTTCATATCCTCAATGCCCTCGAACATATTCCCTAACTCTTCATACTTAGCTACCACAGTGGCTTGTCCAGTAATTTCACTTTTCAATGCCTCTATTTCGTCTGTGTACTTTTTCTCGATATCCTGCTTTTCCTCTGCAAACTTCTTTTCAAGTTCTGCTGTCTTATCTACAACTGGCTTCTCTACTGTCATGTTTACTTCACTTCCTTCCGTATTTTCTTCATGAGGGATTTCTTCCTCAAAATTTTCACTGAATTCAATTGTCCTGAATGCGCCTTCGCTCTCTGAATAAAGAGCTGCTACATCTTGCAATGTTGTTACAGCAGGCGTGTCTGCCCCAAGTAGTGCTACTGCTTTCAGCGCCCATGGGTATGTAACTCCCTCTCTTGCGTAGTTCTCAAACAATTCACAACTAACTCTTTTATAGGCTTTCCTATTAACTAAGTCCGCTATAATCGCGGGTACGTCTTTGAACGTAGCTACTAGTTTGTTGCCTTGCTTTACCAAACTTTCCATCCAGCCTAATGCGGGTTTTCCGTCTTTGAAAAATCCTGATTTCTTCGCCAACTCCTGCTCTTCATTATGACCCAGCTTTAAATACGGTTTGACTTGCGCTCCTATTGCGTTGTGACTTTTAATAATCTCGTCTAAATCCGCATCGGAAAACTTATCATTGTTCCACGTACCTGTAGCAAAAACGTCCATCTCAAGCTCTGCATAGACTTTATCTGAAGGTGTATCATCGACACATACTATAACTTCTTCAGTGGTAATAACTTCTTCTTCTAACTTTTTTTCTATAACCATTTTTCTTACCTCACCTCCTTCACTTTTGTTTTCATTGTATAAGTTCTAAGTGGTGCTGTATCTTGGTCTATACAGCTAGCTAGTTTTTTTCTTCCGAATCTATCTTCTTCAAATTCTACACCTACGAAGAATCTTCCGAAGCCCGTAGTCTCAATTTCAATCTGAGCACCGCTCCACCCTGCAATGTTTGTATTCACATCACTGTGCATACTGGTATCCTGGGCCCAAAGTCGATACACTACAAACCTGTTGGCTTTGTCTGCCAGATATATTCTGACGGTGTCATCTTTAGTAGCTCTCGCTATGTCAATGCTTATTCTCTTTATTGTCAAGCTTCCACCTTTTATTTTAGGCGTCACTATTTGCAATAGAGGTCTATTTGTCTCGAAACTTCTATACATACATACTCCTATAGTTATATTATATATTAATTCTTTGTAATATATCAAGTTTTGATTGGGTTTATTTAGGAAGAGTTGTCCTTATTGGAATAATCTACGTGTGGGATAAGTAAAACTGTATATTCTCCCACGGCCATAATTATCCTCCTTTATTCGTATATTACTGTTACGCAAGCGTCTCGTGCTGTTATGTATAATCTTAATCCGTTACTAAACGGCAATCCATGAAAGTCTATTGCTGTTGGTAGCTCAAATAGTTTACCTGATGTGAATGTCCATATAGTCGGTGTGATTGCCGTTGTGCTATCGCTTAATGTTATTACTGCTAACTTTACGCAGTTACTTACGATTATGCTCCTTTTGACTTTTCTTTCTTTTCTTCCTTTTCTTCCTTTTCCGGCCCAGCTACTGCCTCTTGCTGTTGCTGTTGCTGTTGTCGTTGTTGTTTAATAGCTTCTATTACAACTCTGTTATATTCATTTCTTTCAGCCGTAAGAGACTCAATTTGCAAATTTATATCATATATCCGTATCTTTAAATCATTCACTGTTACTTCTGTACTCATGTTATATCTCCTCTGTTTTTAATTAATTTCTTTTACTCAGTTGCTTCTATAGCTGTTAACTTAACTTGCGCAGCAGTCTTTTGCGCTCCAAGGGAGCTTATCTGACCGTCTATGTTAGCTATTATGCTCTCTACTTGTTCTTTAGTGGTTATTGAAACAACACCTTGGCCTATAACGGCTCCGGATGCGTCTTTAACGTCCCCTAAAATCTGATATCTATCTGTTCCTGTTGTTACTGTTTCACCTTCTATCTTTACTACTTCCATTTCATCTCACCTCCTTTTATTCGTAAACTATCTTAATTCTTGTACTTGCCCATTCTAATTAAATAATTATCCAATTAGCATTGTTTGACATTATTTTGATATTGTCCCATTGCTCAATAGTCTGTGTTAATTCTCCATCTATTGTTTCTGTAGTAGCTCCATCAATAGTTATACTTCCTG